CGGCCGCGGATGGCTGCGCGACCGTGACGCCGCCGGCTGGGTCGCCCAGCAGCAGCGCAAGCTCGACGAGCAGAGCGGCCAGGAGCAGGAGGCGGCATCGTGAGCGCTCATGGGGCTAGACCCGCCCGCGTCCAGCTCTAGCGCACCAACCACGAAGAGACCCGATGACTAGGACCGCAGCAGCCCGGCCCGACCGTGGACACGTCACCCCGGAGGCGCATACTGTCCACAGGGTGTGGACAGACGACCCGACCGGGGGGAGGTGGCGGACGATGACGGCTGGTGCTGTCCGTGAAGCGCCCCAAGAGCCGGAGCCGAAGTTCGTGACTCCCGAAGAAGGCCGCCTACTGATCGACTCACGTGCCCGTAGTTTCCTTGGCATGAGTGGCGAGGAGTTCCGCCGCCGCTACGAGGCCGGCGAGCTCGACCCCGAGGACGACAACGTCCTGCGAGTGGCGATGCTGCTCCCACTTGGCCGGTAGGACACCCGCGGAGGCGCTTCACGCCTTCCTCGGGCCGCTGCAGCGAGCCGTGTCCTGCGTATCGCCCGTGCACCTCATCATCGCCCGGGCGAAGCCGGATAAGGTCCAGGCACTCACCGCCTCTGAAGATCCCATCATGATCCCGTCACTACACGGGCCTCGGGCCCACCTGCAGCTCACGCTGCAGCAGCAGTACCAGATCGTGCGGAGCGACGAGCCTGACCTTGGGCCTTGGAAGATCCAGACCCGCGCCTACAACTACCGACTCGACGACGATCAAGGCCGGGAGCTTGCCGCATGGCACTGGCAGCCGGACGGCTTGGGCCCGGAGAAGCGTCCCCACGTCCATGTCGCTGTTGCCGGCGGTCGGCTGCATGGCTGCCACCTGCCGACCAGTCGCGTGAGCGTCGAGGGCATCCTTCGGCTCCTCCTCGCTGAGCTGAATGCGCGCCCACGGCGCCCTGACTGGCCGGCGATCCTTGACGCCGCAGAGGAAGCCTTCCAGGAGTACCGAACCTGGGGATAGCGACCCGCCGCCGGGTGGCGTTCTGCGGTTCGGGCCACATGCGACAATGGGGCGACCCCGCGAACGGTCGAACCACGAAGCGAGGTGGGGCCGTGCACGGTGAGCCGCTCGCCCGCCACGTCGCCGGCACCCCGGCCGGGCTCAGCGACCGCGAGCGGGCCCTGCTGCTGCGGCTGGCCATCTGGAATCTCTGCCAGCAGACCGGCGCCGACCAGCAGACCGCCGCCGACGCGCTCGACCACTTCACCGCCCGCGGTCAAGTGGTCATCCGCAGCGACCAGCGCAACGTGTACCTAGAGGTCTGCGGCCACGTCCACATCCACGCCGAGCGCGCCTGGCTGTACATGGCCGCCTACCAGGGCGAGTCAACCCTCAACTGACCAGGCCACGCGGTACACTCACCTCGCAAACGCCCGAGTCCGTGGGAAGCGAGGTACCGCCGCCGTGCCGTCCCTGCTCGAAGAGCTGCGCCAGCGGCGCACGACCGCCCGCGAGGCCGCAGACGCCATCCTGACTCGCGCCGCCGAAGAGCAGCGCGACCTGTCGCCCGACGAGCTAGCCGAGCACGGCCGCCACGTCGTCGCCGAACGCGAGGCCAGCGACGCGCTCGAAGAGCAGCACGCTTCCGAGCTGGCCGAGCTGCGCGCCGCGGCGACCCGCCGGCCGACCGGGCCGGTCGTCCCGCGCGAGCCGGTCCTGACCCGCGAGGCGAGCGTCTACGACTGGTGCCAGGTGCGCGGCATGTTCGACCCGGCCGAGCAGCCGCTGTCGTTCGACCGCTACCTGCGCGGCATGGCGACGGGCCGCTGGGACGGTGCCGAGCACGAGCGGGCGCTGGCCGAGGGCACCATCGGCGCGGGCGGCGCGCTGGTGCCGTCGCCCCTGAGCGCCAGGGTCATCGACCTTGCCCGCAACGCCACCCGCGTCTTCCAGGCCGGCGGCATCACCGTGCCGATGACCAGCTCGACGCTCGCGCTGGCGCGGCTCACGTCCGAGGGCTCGCCCGCGTGGAAGACCGAGAACGCCGCCATCACCGCGGCCGACATGGTCTTCGACCGGGTCACGTTCACGGCCAGGACGCTGGTGCGGCTCATCACGCTGTCGGTCGAATTGTTCGAAGATGCCGACCCGTCCAGCGAGGACGTCATCGCCCGCGCGTTCGCCGGGCAGATGGCCGTCGAGCTCGACCGCGTGGCGCTTCTCGGCACGGGCACCGCGCCCGAGCCGCGCGGCGTGCTCAACCAGTCCGGCATCACCACGACCGCCCACGGCGCCAACGGCTCGGTCATCGCCACGGCGACCGCGTACGACTGGCACCTGGACGCCGCGGGCGCGGTGCGGGTGGCGAACTTCACCCCCACGGCGCACATCCAGGCGCCGCGGACGTCGACCAGCCTGAGCAAGCTGCGCGAGGCGACAACGTCGGCGTACTTGGCGCCGCCGCCGAACATGCTGCCGATGCTCACGACCAAGAGCGTCCCCATCAACGTCACGGTCGGCACGAGCACGGACACCAGCTACATCTTCACCGGCCAATGGGACCAGCTCATGGTGGGCGTCAGGACCGATTTCAGCTTGCGATTCCTTGGCGAGCGGTTCCTGGCTGACAACCTGCAATACGCGTTTCTCGCGTACCTGCGCGCCGACGTGCAGCTCGCCCAGCCGGCCGCCTTCGTGGTCGACACCGGGGTCCGAGGCTAGGCCGTGAGCTGGTGGGACCGCTGGGTCTGGTCCCGGGTCCGCAACCGCGAGGCGCTAACCCTCGAGCAGCTCTTGGCCGACCAGGGCACGCCGACGGCGGCCGGCGAGGCGGTCACGACCGACAAGGCGCTGCGGCTGTCGACGGTGTGGGGCTGCGTCCGGCTCTTGGCCGACTCGGTCTCGACGCTGCCGCTGCACACCTACCGCGGCGACGACCGCGACCCGCTGCCGACGCCGCCGCTGCTGCAACGCCCGTCCGCGGATTTCGACGAGCTGGGCGACTGGCTGTGGGCCGTGGTGGCGTCGCTGCTGCTGCGCGGCAACGCGTGGGGCGTCATCACCGCGCGGGCGGGCGCCGGGCTGCTGCCCGCCCAGGTCGACCTGGTCCACCCTGACCGGGTCGCCGTCACGGTCGAGGACGGCCGCAACGTCATCCGCATCGGCGGGAAGGAATACGACCGCGCCGAGCTGTTCCACGTCAAGGCGTTCCCGTTCCCTGGCAGCATGCTCGGGCTGTCGCCCATCGCCTACGCCCGCGAGGCCATCGGACTCGGGCTGGCCGCCGAGAAGTACGGCGCCAAGTTCTTCGGCGACTCGGCCATCCCGGCCGGCGTGCTCACCAGCGACCAGCACATCAGCCAAGAGCAGGCCGAGCGGCTGCGCGACCGCTGGGACGCCCGCCACAAGGGCCGCCGCCGCATCGCCGTGCTCGGCGACGGCGCCCGCTTCCAGGCCATCACCATCGCGCCCGAAGAGGCCCAATTCGTCGAGACGCAGAAGCTCAACGTGGCGACCATCTGCCGCATCTACGGCATCGCGCCCGAGATGATGGGGGGCGAGACGGCCGGGCCGCTCGCGTACTCGAGCCCCGAGATGCGCTCAACGGACTTCCTGACACTCAGCCTGCGGCCGTGGCTGTACCGGGTCGAGCGCGCCGTCTCTCGGCTGCTGCCACGCACGCAAAGCGCCCGGTTCAACCCAGGCGGGTTCGCGAGAACGACGCTGAAAGAGCGCTACGAAGCGCACGAGATCGGCATCCGCGCGGGCTGGCTGCTGCGCAGCGAAGTGCGCGAGCTGGAAGACCGGCCGCCGATTCCCGGGCTCGATGCATCTACGCCACCCGAAGGGGGCGCCGTCGCATGACCGACGTACTCGTCCGCGCGTTCGAGTCCACCCTGCACGTCCGCGACGGCGGCGACGGCCGCACCCTGGTCGGCGCGCTTGTTCCCTGGGGCGTCACCGCCCGCGTGCTCGACCGCGGCCGCATCGTCGTCGAGGACTTCGCCCGCGGCGCCCTGGCCGACGTCGACCCGGCCCGCGTGCCACTCACCGCCCGCCACCCGCGCGACAACCAAGAGCTGCCCATCGGCGTGACCGTCGAGCTGGAAGAGCGCGCCGACGCGGCATGGGGCGCGTGGCACGTCTCGGACACCAGCATCGGCAACGAGGTGCTGGCGCTGGCCCGCGACCGCGTGCCGCTCGGGTTGAGCGTCGGATTCGTCGAGGTGCCCGGCGGCTCCAGGTGGTCGCCCGACCGCAAGCGCGTCACCCGCACCCGCGCCGCGCTTGACCACGTCGCCATCGTCAGGGTGCCCGCCTTCCTCGGCGCCGAGGTGGCCGCCGTCCGCAGCGAAGACGAGGGCTGCGGGCTGCCGCTGCTCACCCGCGTCGCGCTGATGATGCGACGGTAGCCATGCCACGCCCACGGTGGCGCACCGGCCGGCCGTGGCGCCGGGTTCGTGCCGCCGTGCTCGCCGCATCCGACGTCTGCCACCTGTGCGGCCACCCCATGGCCGGCGACGTCGACCACGTCACCCCGCCAGGCCAGGGCGGCGACCCGCTCGACCCCGCCAACCTGCGGCCGGCGCACGGCGCGCTGTCGCCGTGCCCGTGGTGCGGCCGGCGCTGCAACCAGGTCAAGGGCGACCGGCCCGAGATGCGCGAGCCGCCGAGGTCGAGAGCGTGGTGAGCGCGCGGACCTTTGCTGGCGACGAGCCGGGCGACCCCGTTGCCCTCGCCCGGTGTGTGTGTTGAGCCGTGCTGGCCGTCGACTGCCCGCCGCGGCTGGCCACGCCGCGTGATTACTCTAGGGCGACGCTCGGCGGCGCCGTCGCCGAGGTCGCCGAGGTGCTCGGCACGCCGTTCATGCCGTGGCAGCGCCAGGTGGTCGACGTCGCACTCGAGGTCGACCCTGAGACGGGCCGGCTGGCCTACCGCGAGCTCGTCCTGACCACGCCGCGCCAGAGTGGAAAGACCACGCTCGAGCTGGGCGTCATGGTGCATCGCTGCCGGACGTGGCCGCGGTCCCGGGTGCTGTACTCGGCGCAGAGCCGCATCCACGCCCACAAGAAGTGGGAAGACGAGCACGTCGCCACCCTGAAGCGGTCGCCCTACGCGGGCGAGTTCGGCGTGCGCTACCAGCGCGGCGATGAGGCGATCCGCTGGGCCAACGGGTCGCTGCACGGGATCACCGCGCCGGGTGAGAAGTCGGGGCACTCAGAGGTGCTCGACCTGGCCGTGCTCGACGAGGCATGGGCGCTTGAGGACGCCAAGCTCGAGCAGGGCGTGTCGCCGACGATGATCACCCGGCCGCAGCCGCAGTTGTGGGTTGTGAGCACGGCCGGGACTCATCGCAGCTCGTACCTGCGCGGCAAGGTCGAGCGCGGCCGGGTCCTGGCCGCCGCCGGGGTTTCACACGACGTTAAACCCAAGTCGCGGGTGGCGTTCTTCGAGTGGGCCGCCGCGCCCGGGTCCGACCCGGCCGACCCTGCGACGTGGTGGGCGTGCATGCCCGCGCTGGGGCACACGGTCACCGAAGAAACCATCGCGGCCGAGTACGAACGGCTCGACCTGGCCGACTTCTGCCGCGCCTACCTCAACTGGTGGCCGTCGGACGTGCCCGCGGACTGGCAGGTCATCGGCGAAGACGCCTGGCGGGCGCTGGCGGATGCCGACTCACAGCCGGTCGACCCGGTGGCGTTCGCCGCCGACGTCACGCCCGAGCGGTCGCACGCGTCCATCGCCGTCGCGGGCCGCCGCGCGGACGGGCTCGCGCATGCCGAGGTGGTCGACCACCGCCCGGGTACCGGGTGGGTGGTGCCGTGGCTGAAAGAGCGGGTCGAGCGCTGGCGGCCGTGCGCCGTGGTCGTCGACCCGACCGGCCCGGCCGGGTCGCTCATCGCGCCGCTCGAGGCCGCCGGCGTCGAGGTGGTCAAGCCGTCCGTGCGCGACATGACGCAAGCGTGCGGCGCGTTCTACGACGCCGTGACCGAGCGGACGGTGCGGTACGTGCCGCGGCCGGCGCTCGACGCGGCCGTCGCGGGCGCCCGGCAGCGCCTACTCGGCGACGCGTGGGCATGGTCGCGCCGGGCAGTCTCGGTCGACATCTCGCCGCTCGTGGCGGTCACGCTGGCGAGCTGGGGTCACGCCACCCGGGCGCACACCTACCAGCGCGAGCCGAGCATCTACATCTGAGGGGCGCCCGGGGGAGCGGCCCGGTTGGACTCGGGCGTCGCAACTGAGGCAAGCTAGGATCTTCGCGCCGGCCGAGCGCCTGGGCTGGGCCCCACATCCGCGCTACAGGGGAGGTCACAGCTCGGGATGCCGGAAGTAGACTTCGCCCTACTGGCCAACGCCGCCCAAGTGTCCAGCGATCAGCTCATCTCCATGCTCGGCGGCGGTTGGGACACCGGGACGCTTCCCGAAGAGGCGTATCCGGCCGGCATTGTCCTCAATGTCGTGTTCCGCATGGTCTTTGAGGCCGACGAGGTCGGGAAAGCCCACGCCTGCGAGGTCACCGTCGAAGATGAGGGCGGGGAACGCCTGGCGACTGTGACCTTCACGATGAATGTCCAGCGCGTGGAAGACCTTCCTCCTGGATGGAAGACGAACGTCTCGGTAGTGACTCCCGTGCCCGTACAGTTCCCTAGGCCTGGGCTCTACGCCGTATCGATCACAGTCGGCGGCAACCCTCTCAAGACGATCCCGCTGCGTATGAAGGTCGCCGGTGCGTGATTCGATACAGCGATCACGCTGAACGCCAGATGGCGAAGCGTGGCATCACGGAGGATGATGTTAGTCAGGCGCTTCGTCAGCAGGTGAACACCACTCCTGGTGATCCTGGATCGATCTGGGTCCACGGGTACACGCGCGGTGGTCAGATACTGAAGGTGTGCGTGGACATTCACGATAAGGAGTTTGTGATCACGGTCACTTGGCCTTGATCAGAACCCCTCGAAGGCTGAGGAGGAGGCTTCCCATGAACTTCATTTACTCCACCGAAGCCGATGCTCTCTACATCGAGCTAGAGAGTGCGAGAAGCGTCGCCCGCACGGTCGAGGTCTCGCCGAGCTGCCTGGTTGACCTTGACGAGGCTGGCCGACCGCTGGGCATTGAGCTGATCCATCCATCAAGGTCCTACTTGGCCCTCGCGAAGGTCGTCAGCATCTGGCCGCTCGACCAGCAGAGCCCGCAGCTATTGGCTTACCCCTACCAGAGCCTTACACCCCGCCGCCGCTCATCCAGCACTGCGGCGCGTGGGCGGGTGGAGATTGATGGCCGTAGGGATGAGCTTCTGACAGGTGCCTAGACGGCAGACCTGAAGGCCCTCGCGGCAGATGCACCCCGGCCCCCTAGGACTCCCCCCGGGGGCCGCTGTCGTGGTGTGGGCTACTGCTGGTCGGGCTCGCCCGGCTCGACCTGGACGTCGTAGGACTCTCTGGTCGCGACGGTGACGTCGACTCGGGCCATCACGGGCCTTCCTTCTGGGATGCGCGGGCGGCCAGCCAGGATGCCCAGCTAGAGATGGCAGCCGAGCACTGGTAGACCTCGTCGTCGACGACCAGGCCGATGCTCCTGACTGCGGCGACGACGTGGTTGAGGTCGTCGGCCACAGCCTTGGCGAGGCGGGCGACCTGTCTTACCTCGGCGGGGTCCGGTTGGGTAGGGTTGCGGCGCATCGGGCCTCCTTGGGGCCTGGTGCCATGCCCCGGGGCGGTTCCGGCCGTCGCCGGGGCGCTTCTACGTCTAGGACGACGGGTCCGCCGAAGCCGGGGGCACCAGCGCGGGCAGACCCGTCATCCCACGCGGAAGGTCTATCTCGCCCGCACAACCCCGTCAAGCCCCGCATTGCTACGCTATCGCCCGTGGAACGTGACACCGACCCCGCGGACGCCCGAGAATCCCCGTGTAGCCAGCGCGAACGCCGGGGGCACCGGGATGACGCAGCAGGGTGATGACGACGTGCTCTGGACCCAAGAGCAGGTAGCCGCCTACCTCGGCCTGAGCCCGCGGACGGTCGAGGGCTGGCGCCGCCGCGGCACCGGCCCGGCCTGGCACCGGGTCGGCCGCTCGCCGCGCTACTTCCGCCGTGACGTGCTCGCCTGGGTCCGGCAGCAGCGCGGGGACGGCGAGCCGGCCGGGTAGCGCCGGCTGCAACCCTGATTGCAACCCAACGCGGCGGGATGGCGAGGGATTCGTGCCCGATTCACGGGCGCCACGCGTGGCCCATTCCTATGCTGACCAGGGCGGGAAGGGACGGCCGGGCATGGCCGGGTAGGTGGTTCGGACGTCTCGAAAACCGTTGAGGTGGCAACGCCTCCATGGGTTCGAATCCCATCCTTGCCGCCATCTACCCACCCCGGGCTCGGGGTGGTCCACGTCGATGTCAGGCAGTCTTGGGTGGCCGGCCAGGCTTACGATCCCATCGCTG